ATGCTTTCACTTACGAGTGGAATCGTCGCTTTCTTGACCCAGACGAGCATGACTATGATCCGAAAGCAGTAGAAGAAAAATCTGTGAAAGAAGAGAACAAATTTGTTTTCCACAAGCGTTTTTCTCTTCTGAACATGCTGTCATCTCGTGCCAATACCAAGAATTTTGACCGCCAGTGTCTTAATTTGTTCCGTATCGGTCACTTCATGAACATGTATGGGGTCAATACTCCTGCTGGATTAGACTTGAGTGGCACTCCATTGAACGAAACCATCATTGCGATGCATGAAATCATCCCTATGTTCAAGAAAATGACTGGTGTTCAGAAGATCAACACGGTGATTCTGACTGATGGTGAGTCGAACAACATCAGCTACAATGTCTCCATCAAAGCTGATGGCGTTCACTGCTATTGGGGTCAACGTGCTGTATCTTGTGATGTTCGAGTGCGTGACCGTAAGACTGGACACGTTTCTCGCCCCGTTGGCAACAATTATAGTGACTGTATCACCACTATTTTGCTGGAAAACCTGCGTCAGAACTACCCTGATGTCAACTTCCTTGGTTTCCGAATCCTCACGGGCGGTGATTTTTCGTACCTCTACCGTAATACATACAATGAAACTGTTGATAATGTTATTAAGAAGTGGCGAAAGGATAAGTCTTTCGTCTTCACCAAGCAACTTGGATACCAGTCCCTGTACCTGATCGCATCCACCGCAGTCACTCAATCTTCAGAGTTTGATGTTGATGAAGGTGCTTCCAAGGCACAGATCACCAAGGCATTCAAGACTATGCTGAAGGCAAAGACCACGAACAAGAAAATCTTGTCGTCTTTTGTCGATATGGTCGCCTAATAAACCGTCCATTGCCCCTGGTTTCGGGGGCATCCTGCTCTATAATAAGTTCATCAACGCAAGAGACCAATGCCTCGCTCCGCTAACATCGATCCCGCTGCTCTCACCCAGTACATCTCCGACAACTTTGGCAATGAGTTTGGTAGTCAAGCAGTTCTGAAAGCTGCTGATGAGTTTGGAGTCTCCTATCCCACTATCTGCAAGCGCCTTGACCAATACAAAGTTGGTTATGGTAAGTGGAGTCTCACTGCCCAACAACTTGAGCAACAGTACAAAGCACCGACAGCAGAACCTGCTGTTGAACTAAACCTTATCCCCCAGAAAGATGATTCCTTCGTCCAGTTTGGTGATTTTTCGGACATTAAAAAAATTATCAAGTCCCGTATCTTCTACCCTACGTTTATCACTGGTCTGTCGGGCAATGGTAAAACGTTTGGTGTCGAACAAGCGTGTGCTCAACTCGGGCGAGAACTCATCCGAGTCAACATCACGGTAGAAACTGATGAAGATGATCTTATTGGTGGGTTTCGTCTTGTGGACGGCAACACTGTCTGGCATAATGGTCCAGTCATCGAAGCGTTACAACGCGGCGCGGTCCTGCTCCTTGACGAGATTGACCTTGCCTCCAGCAAAATCCTTTGTTTACAATCCGTGCTCGAAGGAAAGGGAATCTTTCTGAAGAAAATTGGTAAGTACATTCAACCTGCCGAAGGATTCACTGTTGTTGCTACTGCCAACACCAAGGGTAAGGGTTCTGACGACGGTCGTTTCGTCGGCACCAACGTTCTGAACGAAGCATTCCTTGAGCGTTTCTGTGTTACCTTCGAGCAAGAGTATCCTACTCCTGCTATTGAGGCACGAATCCTTTCCAAACTGTGTGCAGATGATGAGTTTGTCACTAAACTGGTAGATTGGGCAGACATCATCCGCAAGACTTTTCGTGATGGTGGTATCGATGAGGTGATCAGCACTCGTCGTCTGGTACACATTGTCCAAGCACACAAGATCTTCGGCAAGCGCATGAAGGCAATCCAAGTTTGCACTAATCGCTTTGACGAGGAGACCAAAACGTCCTTTATTGAACTTTACGACAAGATCGATGAGAATGCCGAATCACCTGACCAAAATGCATAATTACATCGGCAGTATTGCACTGCTGAATACAGGTAAATCAGTCAAAATCCTCGGCGGTACGGGTCTTGAACTCTATGTTCAGACCCTTGACGGATCCGTTCAGAGGTGCTATCATGATCAATTGAAGTACATCTATCAAGCATGACTTTCAAATATAATGAAGATGCTCTGCTGTCAGAGCTACGTGATTACATTGCAAGTACCTATGGTCAACACTATTCTGCTGGTAACGACAGCATTCAAACGTTAGATTTGATTGAAGCATGTGGAGATGCAGAGGCATTCTGTCGCTCTAACATCCTCAAGTATGCTTCCCGCTACGACAAGAAGGGCACTGCCCGTCGTGATATCGTCAAGATTCTTCACTACGGTTTGCTCCTCTTGCATTTCTCTGACAAGACTAACGTTACTGAACCATATAACCAATGAGCAAACTGATTCTATCTAACGACACTCACCAGATCCTGAAGAACTTTGCTACCATCAATAGTTCTATCATGATCAATGCTGGTAATGTCCTCAAAACTATCAGTGTTGGTAGGAATTCTATTGCAGAGTTCAAATGTGAGGAAACTTTTCCGCAAACGTTTGGTATCTATGATCTGTCCGAGTTTCTGACAGGCATGAGTTTGTTTGACAGTCCTGTTCTTGAGTTTGCAGAGAAGCATGTAAACATTATCGGCAACGGTCGTAAGGCACGTTACTATTTTTCTAGTCCAGAGATCACTCTTCAGGCAGCACCTGAAAAGAATATCAAATTCCCTGGTGCTGATATTGAGTTCAACATTTCTTCTGAAGATATCAAAGCACTGAAGACTGCCAGCACTGTTTACAGTCTTCCAGACCTTTCTTTCTCTTCTGTTGATGGAAAGATTGCTATCAAACTTTTCAACAAAGAGGATGATACTAGTAATGTTTATGAGCAGACTGTCACTGGAAACTCTACTGGTGACTATGACCTGATCATGAAGATGGAGAACCTTCGTCTGCATCCTGGTGACTATCACGTCGAAGTTTCTACCAAGAAAATTAGTCAGTGGAAGCATCAGCGTCTTGATTTGAAATACTTTATTGCACTTGAGCCTTGACTAAAGAATGTGGGGGGTGTACTCTGTGTTGTCGTGGAACTTTGACAGTTCAGGTCAATGAACACAAAGTATATCCAGGATGTCCTTGTCCACATGTAGTTGATTCTGGTTGTGGTATCCACGCCGATCCATCAAAACCAGAGATCTGTGATGCTTATCTTTGTGTTTGGTTGCAACAACCTGATATGCCAGATTGGATGAGACCAGACAAAGTTGGTTTCATCTTGACGGAATCAGAATCTTATCCGTCAAGTGTAATGCTTACTGCAGACTTTGCTAGTGGGCAGATTGATGGAACTGCATTGCTTTATGCTATTGATTGGTGTAAAGTAAAAAAGAAAACTATGTTCTATACTGCCAAGTCTCCTGCGACAGGTGAGTATGTTCGTGGTAGTGTTCTCACTCATCCAGACTCCTCTCACAGGAGGGGATCTATGGATGAAATTTTTGAACCTATTGAATTATTTAAATGATGGACAAAAAGTTTTTATGGGTGGAAGAGTATCGTCCTCATAAGATTGACGACTGTATTCTTCCTGTGAATATTCTCAACGTGTTCAAAGGTTTTGTTGAACAGGGTGAACTCCCTAACCTGCTACTCCCTGGCACTGCAGGTATCGGCAAAACAACCGTTGCGAAAGCATTGTGTGAGGAGATTGGTGCCTCATACATCGTCATCAATGGTAGTGACGAAGGTCGCTTCCTAGACACCATCAGACAGAAGGTTCGTTCCTTTGCCAGCACTGTCTCTCTGACCGATGAGAGCGCCCACAAGGTCGTTATTATCGATGAAGCAGACAACACCACCAACGACGTGCAACTGTCCTTGAGGACCGCTATTGAGGAGTTTCACGCTAACTGTAGGTTCATCTTCACCTGCAATTTTCCTAACAAAATCATTGAACCACTGCATTCTCGATGCACTGTTGTTGATTTCAGGATCAAGAACGAGGAAAAGATGAAGATGCAAGGCAAGTTCTTCCATCGTCTCAAGCATATCCTCGAACAAAATGGGGTGAAGCATGACGAAAAGGTTCTTGTCAAACTCATTCAACGATACTATCCTGACTGGCGTCGTTTGTTGAATGAGTGCCAGCGCCATGCTGCTGGTGGTGAGATCAATGTAGACATCCTTGTAGATATCGCTGATATCAATCTGGATGACCTTGTGAAAGCAATGAAGAACAAGGAATTTACCACGATCAAACGATGGGTTACTGACAACATCGACAATGATCCCAACATTGTCATGCGTAAGATCTATAATGTTCTTTACGAAAATGTCAAACCCAAATATATTCCAGAGGCAGTGTTGATTCTTGCCAAGTATCAATACCAAATTGCCTTTGTTGCCGATCAGGAGATCAACCTGTTGGCATGTTTAACTGAAGTAATGCTAGGATGTGAATTCAAATGACTGTACTAATGCGACTCTACTCTGGTGAAGATGTTATCTGCCAGATTCTCGAAGAACATGATGACCGCTATCTCGTAGAGAATGTTGTGGTTGCTGTGCCCATGGAACAAGGAAGACTGTCTTTTGCTCCTTGGTCTCCTCTTGCCAAAGAAGGCATTCCTCTGACAATCACCAAGAATTATGTGGTGTATCGGACGGAACTGAATGAAGACCTGGTAACCCAATACGAATCTTTGTTCTCTAAAGTTATTACCCCACAGAAAAAACTCATTGTCTGATCTAATGAACGTACCGTCTAACGAAGAACTTGTACATCTTAAGATTCAAGCAGCACTGCGTGAGCATGTGTTTGCTGAAGATCAGATGAAATATCTGGGAGAACGTGCAGGACATCATTGGTATTTAATTGCTGGTGAGCACGAGGTTCCTGTCAGTGAGATTGAAGAATTTGAATTTGCAGGTTATGTTGATGAGGAAGAAAACAACGCCACAGAATGTGAAGGAAGCGAATGAAGCTCTCTTCCATGCTACAATGAACTTGCCCGCTGCTGCTCGGCACTGTGGGATGACCAACAAAGAAATGAAACTCACCTTTTGGGAGTACCTTAAATATCATGATCCAGACTTTGAAGTCACTAAAGACACCACTCCGATACCCAGGGGGGAAAAGCAGAGCGGTAAGCAAACTGTTCCAGTACCTCCCAGACCTTTCCCAGGTAAAAGAGTATCGTGAACCGTTCATTGGCGGTGGTAGCGTTGCCATTGAGATCGGCAAGCGTTATCCCAAGATGGACATCTGGGTCAATGATTTGTACGAACCACTCTACAACTTCTGGTGTGAGTTGAGAGACAATGGTAGAGAAATGCGTGACCAATTGGTGCAGTTGAAGTATCGCTATTGCGAACCTGCTTCTGCTCGTATCTTATTCCAACAAGCAAAGGGGAAAGTAAACGATGATCAGACATCCAATCTATCTCGTGCTGTTGCTTTTTACATTGTTAACAAGTGCTCTTTTTCTGGTCTCACTGAATCCAGTTCCTTCTCAAAGCAGGCTTCAGAAAGCAATTTCTCGATGCGAGGCATTGATAAACTCCCAGACTATTCCTTGATGATCAAGGATTGGAAAATTACTAACGTATCCTATGAAGAGCTCCTTACCGACAATCGAGACGTATTCACATACCTCGACCCCCCATATGATATTAGAGATAACCTCTATGGACGGAAAGGGTCTATGCACAAGTCCTTCGATCATGATGCCTTCGCTAGCAATTGTGATCGCTTTGTTGGTCCTCAACTTGTATCTTACAATTCGTCTCAACTGGTCAAAGATCGGTTCCAAGGGTGGACGGTAGGAGAATTTGCACATACATACACCATGCGCTCCGTTGGGTCCTATAATACAGATCAAGCAGAACGTAAGGAACTCATCCTAGCAAACTATGAAGTGTGAAGTGACCCTATTCAAAGCAGGCACCGTCTTCAAGGAAGAGGTGATTGCTCGTGACTACCAGGATGCTAGGCAAGTTGCCCTTGCTCGTAATCCTGGTGCTACTGTTGTTGGTGTTAACGCTAAATTATGAGTTACAAGCTTACAGATTATCTGTATTCAATTAATCAGTCCAAGAAAAATATCATGGACGCTGACGAGGGTGCTGTAAAAGGTTACCCTCCTTTTATTATCAACAAGTGTATGTCGCATCATACCGATGCAGTCTTGTTTGCCAATGAAATGAATATGCATCCCGAATTAGATAAGAAGATGCAATATGATTTTTATATAAATAGTTTGAAACCTAGGAAGCGTTATGCTCCTTGGGCAAAGAAAGAAACTCTTGAGCATCTTGAATTGGTGAAGCAATATTATGGATATAACCATAACAAAGCACTTGCCGCTCTACGGATTCTCACGAATTCTGATCTTGAAAAGATAGCAAAACTATTAGATACAGGCGGAACAAGATGAGCACTGAAATTGAAGTACAATGGCAACCTTCTGATATGGTGGAAGTGAGTCTGTCTGAACCAG